AATGTCAACTAAAATTATCGAAAATTTCAATCAACTGTGTTATACTGTCTGCTTCGTTTTCTTCACCGCGTCAGCAGCGAAGAACCGAACTATACGCCTCACAACAAAACCAGTCAACACTTTTCTCGAAATTATTTTCAGAAATCCAACCACTGCCCTGTTTTAACAGGGTTTTTATTTTATAAAAAACTCCAACAACCTTCCTACACTATCCATACATTCAAAAAAATACAAAACAAAGATAGTGTATTGCATAGTCAAATATGTTTACATTTCTTGACGTTGTAATAATACGCACCCTGACTTGTTCGGGGTGCTTGTTTTATTTTGAACAGATTTAATGTTTTTATTTATTCTTTATTTTCAACAAATTGAAAATCGCCGGCGAAAGCCCGGTTTAATTTTTTATTTATATCTTTCAACTTGGAAATCTTGGCCAATCTTCAACAGAGTAAACGCTATTACCGCTAGTTTACGCATTAGAGCTACCAGTATCACTTTTAGAGGCTTATTTTTTGACTTCAGACGGTTGATGAGGTTTGGGAATGCGTTAATTCTATAGGCGACTAATGCCGGCATAAAAAGTGCTTTTCTTGTGTCGGCCTTGCCTATTTTGGATATTCGGCTTTTGCCTTTTACGCTTGTCCCTGATTCGTGTTGTTTGGGATCTAAGCCGATAAAAGCTACAAATTGCTTTGATGTTTTAAATTCGTGTTTTTTATAGATGGAGAGCAAAACAGAAGCGGCGGTTTCTCCTATGCCTGTTATTGTCATCAGGCGTTTTCGGTTTTGGCCGTATTCGGGGTGTTGTTTGTAGAATTGTTTGATCTGTTGCTTTACGACTTTAATTTGGGCTGTCAGGTTGTCTATGGTTGTCTTAATATGTGCTGTTATGTAGTCGGGTGATTCGTTGAGTTTGTTTTTTTCAGTTGCTCTTTGTCTTGTGAGATAGTCTAAATATTTTGTGAGTTCTTCAAGTTCCTGCTGATCTTTTTCCGGCGGTTGCCATTCTCTCAATCTGTGGCTTTTTTCTTGGCAATACATGGCTATCAGTTTTGCATCTTGTTTGTCTGTTTTGGCTCTTTGCAGTTCTGATATGGCGTAGCCTTTTATTTTTCTTGGGTTCTCTACGCTGATTTTGTAGTATTTTTTGAGATATAAAGCCAGTTGTCTGTAATATGTACCTGTTGCTTCACAACAGCATTTAAGCTCTGATGTTGCGTGATTGTCATCTAACCACTGCTTGAGTTGTTCAAAGCCTCCTTGTTCGTTCTTAAATTGTTTCTGCATTTTGCTGTCTTCTTTTATCAGACAGCAGTCTATAGTCTTCTTTGATACGTCTATTCCTAAGTACATTGTTTTACCTTATTAATACGGGCTTTTTATCCCTTGATAGTGTTCAAACTTTAGATGTACAAAAGCCCATGCTGTCTATCTTTGTTTCAGGCTTGATGCCTTTGCCGTACTTTCGCAGTCATGGGCTTTGCTCTCTGTTTCGTCAAACATCAAGCCGTCAATAGGCTGTTTTGCCCATTCACGGCCTGAAGCTCTTTAGTTTTGCCTTCGGCGACCCTTCGGGGACGTTCGCCACGTGGCAGGGGTTGGCGCAAAAAACCGCACCAACCCTTGCTAATAGCGTTTTTTGTTTGGCTAGCGTCAAGGGGTATCCAAAAAGATTTATAAAGACGATAAAGCTGTCTTTACAAATCTTTCTGGACGTCCTCCCCCTGACTTGTATTTAAATTACTTAAATTTAACTAAATATTATTTAAATAACCCATACCAGCAAAGATTATTACATATATTATAGATGCTAAGATAACAATACCCACCGATTTTAAAAAGGTACTAAATGCTTTTTTCATGCCGCCCACTTCGTAAGAACGGCCAACAAAAAAAGCTGTTATTACCCAAAAAATTGGAATGTATGCGTAATTCATCAATTGACCTTTCCGCCTTGATTCGTCAAGGCTTTATCGTTGTATCCATCATACATCAAATTCTGCGGACTCTTGCCCCCCATTGTCAATACTTGCGGCGTTTCGGGCTGTGCCTTTTGTGCTTCCGTTGCCGCCGTTTCGGGCTGTTTTGTCTTGTAGGGGTTAAATGGCAAGCCGTCATTTACATATTGGACACAGGTTTTTTTGCTGATCTCTTTTATTTTTGTGCCTTGATCGGTGTAACAGGTGCAGCGGTTCTCTGCTTTGATACAGGCGGCAGGCCACGGCATGACTTTTACGACTTTATTCATACCGTCGTATATCGGGGCAGTTTCGGGACGCTCTGCGATACGGGGCCGATAGTCTTCTTCGCTCAAATGCGGTTTCTTTTGTTCTTCAGGTTTGGTTTCGGCTTTCGGATACTGTCCGTTTGATACAGGCTCACTTGCCGATACGATTGAATGCTGCGTTTGTGCTTTGGCGGTTTGTGTCGTACTTGCCGTCTTCGCCTGTTCTTCTTGACCCGAGAACTTTCCCCAAAATCCAGTAAACGACCATATTCCGTAACCGACAAGGCAAAGGGCGAGCGGGAACAGCATTAAAAGTTTGCTTTTTTTCGTCCTGATTTTGGTGTGTACTTCGGCAGACTTATACAGCCCATACACGCTTTTATCAAGCCTGTACACGCTGATTAGGGCTTCCCTGATGTTTGCCCTGCTTTCAGGGTCTTTTGCGCCACCTGTCGTCCATTCCATCTTACGACGCAGCCCTAGATTTGTCTTTCCTAAATGCGTGTGATGTTCTATCAGGCCGCGCAGATGGACGTCTATCAGGCGGGGATGTTGGGTTATCAGAATGAAATCAAGACCACGGTGTCGGTGTGTTTCGAGTTCGGCGACGTAATCGGGCACTTTCGAGCCACTGGGTCGCGGTCGGAATATGCGTTGACATTCGTCAACTACGATAATCGCACCCGGAGGCGCCCACTTCGGCCATGTCTGAATGCTTTCGCCTTCGGGTATATCGAAGTAATTTATTTTATCGTGGTCTAAGTCTTTGATTCCGTCCACAAAGATGGGGCGGTCTTTAAAGTCTTTGCGTTTAACAAGGTTGGAAACCGCATACAATGTTTTTCCCGCACCGGGAACGCCTGTATATAGGTAAAGCATTTTTAACCCTCGCTTTTGACGATAGTGGACAGTTTCTTAAAGCCCTTTATCGTTGCTATAAATGTGAATGCGCCAAATATCCAATTCAGCATAACGCCGAATCCAAGGATATAAATTATCTGTAATGCGTCTTGGGGAAATCCACCTATGTGATTTTGAACCTGCTGTACAAAATAGGATTGCAGGCTTTGAAAGCCTGTTACAGTGACAAAAGATAGACCGATTGCGCTAAGGATACGGCCTGCAACAGACATTAAAGCTGCTGTTATTAAATTTGCCCAATTCATAAATCTTGCAACGCTCCATAAACAAACCATGCACAAGTAAGGATGGTCATCATAATCAGCACCGGCCGAAGTTTTGCAGCAAAATCACAAAGGGGCTGATAACTAAATTCAACATTGCCAAATGCACCTAAATCGACGCTTTTGGGCTGCGGACAAACACCGTCAGTCTGAAATATGTTTTCAGGTCTAAAATTTAAATCTATTGTTTGTTCAGGTAATTTAATATCTTCCGACTTTCCTCCCAAAATACATTGATCAGAATTTGGATTTTTCTGACAAAAATCTTTTTCTTTGTCATTTTGATCATTTTGACTGTTCGACTCATTCGGTGTGTTTGGCGAATTCGGGCTATTTGGTGCGTTTGGCGAATTTGGGCTATTTGGTGTGTTTGGCGTGTCTGGACTCTCCTGTCTTCTCGGTGTTGTCTTTTCGGGCTTATTCGGTGCTTCTGGACTGTTTGGCTTTAAGTCTGGACGTGGCACATAATCAACGCCCACAGTACCGTCTTGATTCATTTTGAATCTTGTTTGTTGAGGGGTGCTACTGCCTTCAGGTGTATACGGCGCACTAAGTGCTGTATCAGGGCTAAATGTACTTTGATCTGCAGATTGATTCATAACACCCATTTTTGCCAGTTGATTCATTAGTTCTGCATGGTTTGTCTGATTGTTTTCAAGCATTCGCTTTAGAATGTCTAACATTTCTTTTTGTGTCAGCATGAAATCTTCAGGTTTTACTTGGCTTTGATTTTGTGCAATTTTCTGTTTTTCTGATTCGGGAACTTTGCCTTCTTTATATGTATTGTAATAAACATAGACACGTTTATCTGATGGAGTGCTAACAGTAATCCTTGATGGGGATGAATTAGGAATGTCAATATCAACATGAGAAGAAAAACGGCCTAGATTATCAGAAAAGACGTCCAAAGAATTACTTTTTGAACCATTTAAATTAATTCCAAATTTAGAATAGAAAACATAATTTTGATAACTGCCATTTATATTTACTATCAATTGATATTTAATCATTCCATTCTTTTTTGCTTCTTCGTCTTTCTTCTGTTCTTCTTTCTTTTGTTGGTCTTGTTGTTGCGCTTTTTGTGCTGCTTCTGCTGCTTTTTTTGCTGCTGCGTTTGCTACTGCTTTTTGATAGTTGCCTTCGGATTCTGCTTGGCGTTGAGCTTGTTCTGCTTGTTTATAAATATTTTGATATTTACCCTCTAGATAACCGTCACCAAAACTACTACCTAAATCTACAATACCACTTATAGGGCCACCAAATACACCATCAATAAATCGAGCTGCGGACTGTAAAGCATTACTGGCAGCAGCTCCGTAATTGCCTTGCGCGATATTTCGACCGACTTCAGCGGCATAACTGGAGGCGGCATTAGATCCATTTGCAATGCCATTACCTATCATAATTGTATTAGCTGCCTTTTGGAGCTTACCAGACTCAACTTTCTGATTCACAGTCGTATTCATCGTGCCAGTTTCGCCGTACTTTCCCGTAACGGTTACAGTCTTGTTTTGACTGCCGTTGTATGTTCCACCGTCTTTTTTTACGGCCGGTTTGCCGTTGTTTTGTACATCAACTTTCCAGACGCCTGTTTTAGGGTCGTATCCGCGCCGTTGCAAAGCTTGATCAGATGGAAAACCTGCGTTTTGATGTTGTGCCGGAGGCGGAAGAGCTACATCTGCCATTACTGGAGAAGCGAATACAGCAGCAGACAGAGCAAGGCATAAGGCAATAGGCCAATGATAAACATTGCTTCGGGGATCATTCTTCATTACTCTTTTCTCTCGTGGATAATATGAATTTGTAGATTAGGTTGACGACAAATACCGTGGCGACGATTGAAACGCACATCAGACCTATCTCTTTACCCAACTTCTGATATTCCATCGGGTCGCAATCGGGAAAGGTCAGTTTGACTTGCTGTTCGTTATACTGCCATGTAGAGCCATTAAAAACGGGGTGATGTAGCACCCCGTCTTTGTCTATTGTCGGCACTACACGGGTCATCACGTCGTTTGTCGCAGCTTCATGTGTGAAATGGCAGACACGGCCGACTTGATAACCCATTGCGATTAACCGCCTTTGCGTACTGCTTTGATAATCAGACCAACAACAACCATTGCAGCAGCAACACCGATTACAACCGCCCCAATAGACGAAACGCCGTCTTTGGCGCTTGCCAATTCAGCTTTGGCGGCTGTTACCAACGCGCTGTCTTCTGCCAAAGCAGGCAAAGACATCAGAGCAACGGAAGAAACAACAGCCAGTTTTGCGCCGTATTTACGGCAAGTGTTCATCAATTTCATGATGTTTTTCCTTTTAAAAGTGTTTGGCGGAAATGATGATATTTTTCCAGCGACCGCCGAACGCTGAAAATCAGTCTTTCAAAAATCCGAATACAACAAATTCATATTGATTGCCGATTTCTTCCAAGCCTGCGTTAACAGCTTCTTCAAAATCAAAGAAATAATCTGCATTCGTGATTAATTTTGTATGTCCAATATCACCCGTTTCAGGGGAGAGATACAGAAAGTCCCCTGTTGATACGGACTGAACAACATAGACTTTCTGCATTCAATCAGCCTTTCTTAACGGGTTGGAAACCGATAACTTTCAGTTTTTGCGTTTTACCTGTAGTAACGATTTCTACGTTCAGGTTTGCTTCGATCGGGAATTGGGCGTTTCGAAACTGCTCGAAATTGGCAGAACCGCCGAAATCGTATTCAGTGGTAGAGCTGCCCAATGCGTTGCCTTGAGAGCTGTCTAAGGGCGTGGCGACAATCAGTCTGCAATAGTCAAAGTTCTTGCCTTCGATTTGTCCGTTGAATTTTTTAACGCCTACGATGTGGCCTTGAAGTTGGATGTTCATTTTTTGGTTTCCTTGTGTGATTAAACGTCTTTGCGGGCAGACGCTTTAAGCCCATGAAAGGGAGAGTTTGGCATGTTCGTCGTACATCATGCCGTTGTATGCCTCGTCTTCAACTTGGAAGCGAAGCAGGTGAGCGCGCTGCTGTCTTTGCATGAAACGCTCAAAGTACATACCGTATTCGTCAATTTTGGGGACGAACGGCATATCATGAACGGGCGTTACTTTGAGTTCACGGCAGTCGTAGGCTTCCAAACTCAACCGCTTTGGTAAAAGGTCGTGTTCGGGCTCAATCATTTCCCACAAATCTTGCTTGGACTTTTGCGGGAACATGGATTTGAGCGCATTCATGCCGCGTCCCATCTGGTCTTTCATCCATGCGACGTAACGTTCAAAGGTGATTTCCAGCGTGTTTTTAACTGCCTCAATCCGTTGCGCCTGTTTTGAAAAGCGTTCGCAAATCGGATATGCGCCGCCGAAATATTCGCCCGGGTTCTGTAAAACCTCGAACGGGATGATGATGTCTTTTGCTTTGAACTCGATTTCAAAACGCGTCCAATTGCTTGATTTGTCTCCTAATTGTTTACCTTTCTCATAAACGCGAACGTATTTTGAGGATTCGCGCGAGCCGATACCGTAAGTCTTGCCCTTGGTCATTTTGGCTTCGTCGTCCTCTTCCCAGTCGGATCCGAGGCATTCGCCTTTGGGTTTGACGTGATGACAGGTAAACAGACCTTTATTGCGGTCTTCGCGTGCTTTATTCGGGCTGTATTCGCCGTTGAAAAAGTCTTTGGCGATATCCACACGCGTGATTTTCGGGCGGATGGCATTTGTCAGGAATGAATAAAGACGGGATTCCCAGCCTTCTTTTGCGGCTGTGCAGCCAACACCGGTAATTTCAAACAGCATAGTATTGTTCTGTCCACCGAAATGGACGCGTCCGTATTGGGCGTTGTCCGAACCCATAATCCAGCAGGAATCGTAAAAACGACCGCCCGTATGCTTGGCTTTTTCAATAATGCCGAAACCGAAAATTTCTTCCGCTTTGGTCGAAGCAGCACGGATGAAGTCTTCGTCGTCGAATAAATCCATTGAAATTCCGTACATATGGAAGAAAGTATCTTCATGGATGGAAAATGTGATTTGGTCGATGAAGGCGGAATCGGATATACCGCGACGGAGCGGAACGCCTAAGAGGTTGCCTTTGCCGTCCAAGATATAGGTTTCGTAACATTCAAAGGATTCTTGAAATGCGCCGGCGTCTTCGGATTCTGTACCCCCCCTGTTAGATAAGGGGGGAGAATAAGAAGCGACACCGTCCGTTCCGCCGTCCGCTGGCGCGTCCGCCAAAACGTCCGTTGCCGCTTCTCTCTCTAAAATCTCTTTCTTCAT